CCACCATGCCAAGCACAAAGTCATTAGCACCTTCTAGTGCTGTGATCTTCGACAGCTTCTCAGCAGCATTCAGCTTCTGGCTTTCCATAATCTGATCCACCATTGCCAAGTAACCATCAACGAACTCTTCGTCGTTAGCGTAGAACTTGTAGGCTTTGTCAGTGTTTGGCAGCATGAAAGCAATGCCTGTTGTGACTATTGGCTCTGGCTTTTCCTCTACTGCGATTGGCGCTGGTGTTTCAGTTACCACCATCGGCTCGACACGCGCTTGCGGGATGGTTTCAACTTCAGTTTCGTCAAGCATTCCGAGTCCACAATGTGCAAGAACCGACCGCCGTATCGCTTTCGTAGTTGCCTTAAGGATGGCATTAGCCAATCTCTCGCCGACAAGGTTTCCGACATCCACCGCGCCTTGATTTTCTGAAACTCTGCCATCACTGCCCGTGACTCTGACGGAGACAAGGTAAATTCCATCCACACGTTCCCGATGCGTAATCTGAGTGGAGAGTTTATGTAAGGCGCACAACTGTTGCGTAGCGCTCGCATTTGCGTAGAGGATTTGTTTTCCATTTAAAGTCAGCAAGTCAAAGGGTTTAGCAGCAGGATCAAGACCAACTTGTTTGCAGCGGTACAGATAGTATTGCTTCTTCTGATCTTCGTTCAGACCAGACAAGTCACCACGCAAGACAATGGATGACTGAATCGCAGGATCAAGGGTTGAGACTGCACCTTCACTTCCCATACTGATTACGTTACTCATGATTGCCCTCATTTCAAAAGGAAGCGACGAGCGCCGGGTTGTTCAACGACAAACTTTTCATACATCTCAGGCATGGCATTGCGGAACAGGTCTTTGCTGAAGGACTTGGTAGTTTTGCTGGCTTTCCAAGTGGCAAGGATTCTGCCATCGTAGGTAGCAAGCTGGCTGGACTCCATCATGTAGCCTTGAATCTTGGCTGTCAGCGCGTCCTCTTGCGCTTCCAAGGCTTTCCGCTGTGTCTTGATGACTGACAGCATCTCGCAGGCTTGCTCCAGTTCTGACGTAGCTAACAGATTGCTACCGTTGTCTGCCTTGTACACAATCTTGGCAGCATCACCCATTGTTTCAGGGTCAAAGCGTCTGGCCTGAATTCGGCCCCAAAACTGCGCCATCTCTCTGGCATGCAAATCCCATTGTTCAGGCGTAAACGTCAGCGGATAGTGGGTAATCTCTTGACCACCAAAGCAGACAACCAGCACCACGTTAGGGATGCGATGAACTAAGGATTCGTGCAGGCACTGGACGCGATAGCCGGTATCAATGTCAGCCGTGCCATCGTCGCCGTACTTCTTGCGCTGGTGAATGCCTAGGTTCTTGACTTCATAGAGCGTCTGCCCGTCCTCGGATATGTAATCAAAGTGGGAAGCTAGGAAGGTATGTTGCGGATGATGCAGGGCGTAGTCAGCGTCCTTAAAGTTGATACGTTTGCGCCGTGCAAACTCTTTCATGATGGGTTCTTGCATGACTAAACCCATTTGCACAGCTTCAACTTCGGAAAGATCGTCTAAAGGTTTGACGCCAATCTTTTCGGCATAGACTTCACCGCCACGGCCTTCAACGAATCGTCGTGCATCGTTAGACCATAGCGCGGTATTACGCACTTCGGGAGAAAAATCACTCATATCAGCCCCTGATTATGGATAAATAGATTAATGATCGGCCTCATCAAAAAACATAATTACTGCCGCTATGAGGCCACACACGGCAACAAAACAACCTGCACCAATAAGGGCAATGCCCATAAAGATTAGCAGACTTGAACTCATTTGGTAAGCGCTAGGTACTTAAGTAATGCCTGTTGGACTGCTTGATCAAACGTAATGTTTGCACACATAGCAAGGCAAGCAATCTCACAGGTTAGGTTCCAATCTAGCCTAGTCAGTTCTTCATTCATGGCATAGCAACCCACAAGTGACGAGCAATACCAATAATCAGCAATGGCGCACCAATGACACTCATGATGCCACTAATGCCTGACAGCTTTTTGTTGGCAAATACCTTGGCAGCGCCTGCCAGCACAAGGCCGTGCATGAACAACAAGAATCCAATAGCAGTCATGGCGCACCCCTTTCACGGATCATCATCGCGGCAACTACGCCTTGGTTATGCCAGTCGCCATGTAGCCAATCTAGGACTGTCTTAGCGCATTCCTCTCGCTCATAAGCCGCAGCTAGTTCAGCAAACGCATGAAGGCTTCTCCACTGGTTCTCGGTTGCACCCCAATCTGGAGGCATGATTCCGGCTTCCGCTGCCCATTTAACAATGTCATCTCTGGTCATAGTTTCCTCTGGCAAGTGAAGGCTTGGATGTCCACCCTGAAGGCGGCAGCAAAGCGGCAATCAGCGGCGATACGGCTCTCAGTTTGGACAGTGCCAATGTAGTAGCCAAGCAGTGCTAGGGCGATGGTAAAGACTGACCTAGCCCACCAGCGATGAATCGCTACGACGCCTTGTTTAAGGACTTTAGCGATCATGTCGCGCTCAGAAGGGGCTATCACGCATGGCCTCTTCAAACTCTTGCCTACGCTTTTCACGGGCAATCTGAGTATCTTCGTTCAGCATCCAGTGTCTGCCCTTGTCACCACAGTCTTTGTCACTGTGGCTAGTACGCTGCACAAAGGCAAGCGGATAGATTTCTGTGCCATGCACTAGGTCAAGGCTAGTAACGAGAGGATTCAGACAACGATCACGTTGCCCTTGTGGTGTGCCAAAGAAAACACAATCAACGCACAGTTTGATGTCTTTTAGATATGTCATGGATCAGCCCCTAAATGGATTAAGCGTCGAGTTCTACCAACTGGAAACGTCTTTCGCGTAGCCGCAAGACAGAAGCGGAGAGATGACGAACAGACTCTTTAGCACGTTCTAACGCAGCTTGAGCATTAGCTTCCTGCTGCCTGATACGGTCTATTAGGTCTGTGTCGAAACGAGGATCAAGATGATCCTGAAGTGTGTTCATAGTACCCCCTGATGGTTAGGAAATGGATGTTGTGCATCAGCACAAGCGCACACTAATACACACAATAAACGCTGTCAACAACTATTTTGAGAGATAGAGTTTGAACAAGAAACCGAGTTAGACCCTGTGGATAAGTCTGTGGATAACTTGTTGTTTCTTTTTTTTCGTTGGCAACACCTATATAAATATATCTATACGTTTACTACAGCTATACGGTTACTACAGCTATACGTTGGACTATATCTATACGGGTACTATAGCTATAGGATCATCGGGGTAAACGTATATTAAAAAAAATCTATCTCTCAAAAATATAGGAAAAGCGTTTACTACAACTATACGGTTACTCAGTCTATAGAAACCGTATAGCTATAGCAAAGTTCGGACGCACGATGTGAAATGCGCGTGGATGATTTCTGTTTTTTTTGCCAGATTCAAATGTCAAGAGAATAGACCGCCAAGACTTGCCAACCTGACTACAAAGTGATTTTGCATACTGGATTTTTAAAAAGCGGATTGGCGGCAAGCGGTGAGAATCGGCGGCAAGGCCGTTTTTAGGCCGCTGGCAGCGTTTTATTTTCAGGGTAAGGGTAAGTTAAGGGTGCAAAAGAAAAAGGCCGCAAAAGCGGCCTACTGAGTGAAAGTAGATTATTGTCAGAATATCAGCATGGCAAGGGTGAGTATTAGGTAAACCGCAAAGCAAATTACCAGTGCCATTGCATAAAAGAAAACGCCCCCTTGTTCCATTTTTTCGTCGAATTGTTCGCCAAGTTTTTTCATTGCGTTACCCCTTCGCATTCTTCGTTGATAACTTGCTCAATGGTGCGAATGTCACTGCGAATCAGATTGTTTACTGCATTGGAAACGGCAGCATAAAAAGCCGCTTGGCATTGCAATTGCGCAGAGTTCCCCTGATTCATAGCGGCTTGAATCCAAGCCTTGTTAGCCGCTTGGATGTTGTCAATGTCTGATAACTGCAGCCTTGCAAGATAAGCATTGAGAATCCGCGCATGGTCTATTTTGATCATGATTTGCCCCTAGTTGGAAAGTAAGATTCGCAATTCTTCGCACTCTGCGCGGGTTTTGCGAACGTAAAAAACCTTGCTTATAAAGTCCATAAAGCAAAATTTGCCAATATCGCGCTTAGTCAGGCCATTTCGCCCGATGTCATCATTAGTTATCAGAAAAATCATTGCTTGCCCCTTAGAGTTTAGGAAATGGCACAAAACGCGCCCGTAAACCGCCCGTAAGCGGCTTACAGTCAGGTTTTAGGATTCACCGTAAGCGGATTCAATTCGCTTTCCGCTTTGAGCGCAAAATAGGTTTTCATCTTCCCAATTGATTTCGCAAGCGATAACGCGCCAACCCGAGCGAGCATCTTTGGTTTTAACTTCCCGCATTACTTGCTTCAATTGATCTAACACTGATTCAAACGATAGCGCTTCGCCATCGTTTGCAATGAAATACATTGGATACCCGCCCGGCCAAGCATATTTGCCATTGCGAATTGCGGTTTTTAGGTCTTTTGTCGAATTGATAATCATTGTTTTCCCCTTTAAGCGGCTATTGCTTCAGTAACTTGCTCAGTCTCATTCACCTGCTCACCAGTCAGATAATCCAGTGCGTTTTGTGCTTTAGCTGCGGCTGAGAGAATGAATTTTTTGTCATTCCGTAATGCTTGCAACCAGTTCTCAATGTATCCGGCATGGCGTAAGTCACCGTCAATGCCACATTTAGCGCAAAGCATTGCAGCGCCCAATTCGGCAACCAGTTCTTCGAAAGCATAGTTTTCACTGCCAAACCTAGC